CCACGTTTCTTTAAGGCAGAACTGATTAGATACAATCCAAATGGTAGCAGCAAGACTGCAAAGGGTGGAGGTGAGATATCTCGTCCTGAAACATTGTCAACACTACTTACATATCCTGTAAACATGGTGTTGACTAACATGCAAGTCAATATGACACCATCAGGACAGAATAGTTCAATTAGAGGTCTTGCTGATGATGGTACAGACTTCGGTCCTGCATCATACAGAATGACATTGACATTTGATGAGACTGCGTTCATCACTCGTGATATGTACAAAAACGGCGGTAAGAACAAATGACACATTATTTTGAACTAGTCCCAAACGTAAAGGTACGCATATCTTCTTTTAGGAAGAATAATGTTGAACCTTACATTGTTGCTAAGAATATCTTCCGACGAATCAAGATTCGAGATATTGTCCAAGAGGATATCTTAGGTTTTGAGCAATATTCTATTGTTAATAATGAAAGACCTGATCAAGTTGCAAATGAACTTTATGGTGACCCAGAATTAGACTGGGTGATATTGCTATGCAATAACATTATTAACATTTATAATGAATGGCCTATGGATGAGCAAGAGTTATATCAGTATGTTGATAGTAGATATAATAGTAATATCAATCAAATCCATCATCATGAAACTTTTGAAGTAAAGAGTGATCAAGGTGATACTCTCTTACATGAAGGTACCATTGTTAATAGCACTTTTAGGTATTATAGACCTGATGGAACACTGGTAACTCCCATCATATATCCAGTATCAAACTGGGAACACGAAAGGAATCTAAATGATGAGAAAGCGAATATTTGGGTTTTACGTAATGATTACGTAGAACAGTTTGTTGATGAATTTGAAAGTCTTCTTGAATATCTACCAAGTGAAGAAATTGGTGATGGTGATCAGGTTAAGATGACACCAAATTCTGTCCAAGAAGTATTCATTACTCAGAAGGACATATATTCTACTCAGTATGGTCTCTCACCATCGATTGCATTTGCTGGACAGCAAGAACTTGGTTCTAGAATTATTCGTACTACAACGTTAGATTCTGGGGCAACAGTTACTAGTAGTGCTAGCAGTAGTGCTGCATCTGAGAACCTTGTGAACTCTTCTGGTGTTGTGGCAGGAACCACAGATGCTAGTAGCACTTCTAATAGTAACAGTTCTAGCAGCAGCAGTTCCTCTTCCAGTAGCAGCAGCAGTAGCAGTTCCTCGTCTAGTTCTGGATCTTCTGGTTCTAGTGGGTATGGTGGGTACTAAGTAGACCCTTGTCACCCAACCAATGTAGGGTTTCCTTCATATCCCCAAGATGTCTGACACCGATCGACACTTGGGGATATGTTGCTTCTGGACCAAACTCATTCTCAAAGGATCTTTGAGAAAAATGTTCATTTAGACGATATTCCAGAAATTCGCCACCTAGCGAGTATAGCAGTGATGCCATACGCTCACACTCTTGACTTCCGTTTGAATAAATGACTGATTTCATTCTGGGTCCTTATATGTAATTGTGATTTTATGATAAACTTCATCTCGGTTGTCACTGTTGTAAACACGACAACGATCGATCTTAGCATCTAAGATCTTCACCACATTATCTATCTGTAAATTAACTACGAAATCTTTGAATACAGGAGTGAGTCCTATCTTATTAGATCCTGGTGCGTTAAAATCATCCATTACTCAATACCTTTGGGGAAAGTGTCAATCTCAGTCAATTCATAGTCCCAGTCTTCCATGACTGTATTAGCATAGAAACGATCTGAAAGCATTTCAATTTCTTTCTCTGCATACTCTCTGGTTGGTGCTTCCAACCAAATATCAATCACTTTACCAAGTCTAAGTTTCTTGATATCTAACTCAGACAATCGCTTACTACCATCTCTCACAGCATTACCTGGTGAGTCATCAACCTGTGATCGTAGTCGGATGAATACTAATGCTTTAAACTTCATTTCTTAATGGATTTCAACCAACAAGGTTTACAAAGGGGAACCATCCTCAATTGAGGGCACTGGTTCGCTGGTGTCATCTTACCACACCCAGAGCATTTTGTCTCCCACATCTTCATAATGTTCTCTCCAATCGGTTTGTTGCTTGATCTGGGAAGTCCCTAGGACGACTATCAGTAGCATTATCAGTCTTAGGTGAACCTTCATTCGCCTTCATTGTATGCTGATAATTAGGTCTTGGATATCTAATACAGAATGGATCAGGCATCCAATAGGTAACTTGCCATTCTTGTTCAGGACACAATTCAAGATGTTTCTCTACACTATGAGAGAAAATACCAATTTGAATGTATCCATCGTGACTCAGACATCTGCCATTACCAATGTCAACTAGGAATAGCATTTTACTGCTCATAGCACTTCTTGCTCGGGATTGAGGTTTTTGACGAATTGGATAGGATCCTTTTCAGACTTATGAACGTAATGATAACGTATACACTGAAATTCAGGATCCCATGTTGTTATCACTACGTAGTCTTTTTGCATGTGTGCTTGGTAACTAGGTCATTCAGTTGTTTCTTATTCAACTTGTTAAGTTGAACTCTCACATGATTAAGGAGTTTTTCCTTACATTCTGTTTTGGTCATAGATTCTCATACAGTCGGATTAACTTAGCAACTTGTTTCTTGTCAGTTCCTTCTGGGGCATTTCGCAAACATCGTAAAATACACTCAGAATCAGTGATAGTGGGTTTTATCGAAAAACCCCATTTGTCAACTTCACCCTCCGTAGGTGCCTCAACATAATCAAATTCACTTGGCATTAGTCTCGTTGTCTCCAATCATCAGGTTTGTCAGTGTGGAACCAATCCTTAATATCATCAGCATCAGTGAATCCCTTCTTATGGTTGGATGGGTCGGGATCACCTAATCCCATCCTATTCAGAAAATCATCGGTACTACCTTCCTCAATCTTATAAGTGATTTGTCGCCGTGCCATCTTTAACATCTCATTGGCAGATGTATTGGCTTTCGCAAGTTTGTTTGCCCAGATCATATCTGATAACTTCACTTCTTCTCCATTTGCAATGCACTTACAGATGAATTCCATTCGTAGGCGATAAGCAGTTGATAACATTAATTACACCCTTTATCATTGATATTTATGAAAAACCTCTGGGGCAAAAAAACACCCCGAAGTTTTTTTCGGGGTATTTGGTAACTAGAAGTCGAATTTCAAAATCAGATCTGTACGGTGATCGTAGTAGTGTCCATGCCCATCGTGTCGGTGCTCCCACCTACGATGGCGGTGGTATCGTCCACGAGGTCTGTGACAATGGGTAGCATCATATTTCCAGTGGTAGTGGCAGGAGTGGTGGCGGTGACCACCATGCCTACCATGTGCTTCCACTGGTGCTGCTGCGAAGAGAGCAGCACTGGCAATAAGAAGTAATACTCTCTTCATGAATCAATCCTCAGCGAGTTTAGCGAAGTAAGAGAGGTCGGGATCTTCCTCCTCTTTCATTGATTCTACACTGCTTCCAAACCCAGTGTTGAAACTAGGTTCCTCTTTGGCAACTGTCACTGTGTTGAACACTGGATCCTGCTCTTCCTCTTCCTGCACACGGGCAGTGCGAGTCTTACCAAGTACCAGATTCAGACGTGCTTCAAGGTCAGTGTAGGACTTGAAGTTCTTCTGAGCAGTGAAGTCAGCAAGGGAATACTGACTGTTGTAGATCTCTTCCAGACGATCGTCATCAAAGTCTCCGAGTGTAGATGCCGAAGCAAACTCAGAGCGATCATAGTTCCAGTAACCATCTTGCTTGACGATCTTCAACTTGAAGTCAGCACCCTTCCAGAAGTCGAAAGGATTGATGGGTGTCTCGTCTTGGAACTGGGGCTTCATTGCCTCAACAATCTTGTCGTGGATCTTCTTACCATACTTGTAGAGGAAGACACGACCTTCGTTCTCAGGATGCAGAGGATCCTTGACAACAAAGATGTTGGAGTAGTAAGAGAGTTTACGCTTCTGCTTACGTGCAATCTCCTTGTCACTATCAAGACCACTGTTCCACAGTGTGCGATTCAGATCGCCCACAGGATCTTTCTGGTTCAAAGTAGTGAGAGAGTTCTCAATATACCAACCACCAGGACCTTGGAATGCATGGGACCAGATCTGTGCCCATGGCAGGTCCTCACCTGTGGGTTCAGGCAGGAAACGAATGACTGCATAACCGTTACCTGCTTTGTCAACCTCAGGTTTCCAAAGACGTTCGTCAGGACCATTACCTCCTGAACCTTTGCTCATCTTATCCAGTTCCTTTGTCAGTGCTGCAATGGATCCGCTGGACTTTTTGAGAGATGAAAATGACATCGTATTCTCCGTATTGTGTTTTGTATTTGGTCTGTGTGTCACCTGACCAAGGTCATCATGACACACTATTTATGGGGTGTCAACCCCCATTCTGTAATTCTTTTTTCCAACCCAGGAGTTTGTCCTCCATGACTTGGAGGATCTGTAAGAGGTTGCTCTCGCCATCGGTGTAGAGATTAGACACGGTATCGATACGGTTCTTCATCTCTTGCACCTCCGTCTCCTCGTCACCATCTTCCTCAACATAATTTGCCATCATTTCTAGGCGTGAGTAGAATACTTTCTGCTTAGCAATGAGTTCTAATGTTTTATTAATGTGATTAATCTTCGCTTCATCATCAAATCCCTTAAACTCTTGCGACATTTTAAGGAGTTCTGTGTATGAAGTTTGTAGATCATTCAGTTCTTCTTGAACGATTTCAGATTTAAAAAAGTCTTCGGTCATAGTTTTACTCCTGCGAGATCTCGAATCGATCCCACTACTCTTGTGTATAGGTGAAGGGTCCCCTCCTGTTCACATTTAAGATGCCACCTAGACATAGTAAGCACTGCATCATATGTACCACCTGTCAAGAAATCATCTCCTGTGGATTTCAAGATAGATGTGAACAAACCATACCTGGTTTCTTTTATACGAAATGCATCATCAATCCACTCATAGGGGGAGGACTCCCCTGCTGGTTCGTTTGATGCAGTTGAGGTGTTGTGCATTTGCTTTGATCTTGTCTTTAAGTGGTTTACTAATTAGTTTGCTTACCATTTCAAACTCAATCTCATACTCTTCACAGACAGTAGCGACTGCTTCGATGTAATTGATGAGTCCATTGTTATTTTGTACTGTGTGTTCCACCAGAGCACTGAACTTGTTCTGAGTCATAAAGTTTTCTTCGAGTTCTTTCATCTATTGATACCCTCCTGAAAATAACGGTATTCTTTGATCCATTTGCAGAGAGTATCAATATACGGTATCTTATCATACTTCTCGACCACTTGCATCTCTCCATTCTCTGCCACAGAGAGGGTCACAAGTTTCTTTACTTCACAACCAGTCAACTCCCAGTACATGTAAGCATACGCTGCTTCCTGTACGAAATACTTTTTAAGAAAAGATTCTTTCTTCAAAGTACCTGTTGTTTTGAAGTCGATGATTGCTAACTCACCATCAAACTCAGCAATGCAGTCAACACGACCAGCAATGCATAGATCAGTAGAATACAAAGGGGCTTCAATAATATGAAGATTGTCGATACGATCAAGAGTCTCACGAGCAAACCCAAAAAGGTACGAGGCAAGACCTTCGCTTTTCTTAACTTTTTCAATGTTGCCTTTAAGGTAGTCTTCAACGATGCCATGATACTTGGTACCTCTCCATGATGATGTGCGTCTGATCTTTTCTGCTTCTGTGTACCCAACTCTCTGCTCCCACTTACGGATGCCTTCGATAGATTGATGACCTACGACAGTGGTGACAGATGGATACCAGTTACCATTGGGTGCTTTATAGAAGCGACCACGTTCACTGGTCCTACTTTCGAGTTCATTGATCTCAGCAGCAGGACCTACATAATTAAATGTTTTCATTAACTAAATCCAAGGTTGATTTTACTGACCAGGTACTCACGGACGAGACCAGATCGTACAATATCTTCAATCCCAAACTCAACACAGTCAAATGATGGCATGGTCTGTAAGATCTTCATGAAGTCTAGCACACCTGTGCGCTCATTAGATTTAAGCAAGTCCGATTGGTTGTAGTCACCAGAGAAAATAATCTTAGCGTCTTGTCCCACACGGGTGATGATTGAATCTAGTTCATGGAAATTCAAGTTGGAGAACTCATCTACGATGATGATACACTGATCAAGTGTCACACCACGAATGAATGATGTAGACCAGAATGTTATAGTCTCTTGTGCTCTAAGATTATCATAGAGCATTTCAAACTGATTGTCATCTGGCATGGTAAACATGTACTTAACCATGTTCTTGTAAGGAATCTGATACCGATCACTCTTGTCTTCATGGTCGCCAGGTAAGAAACCAATCTCTCTTGTAGGAACAAGAGAGCGAACCATGTAGATCTTCTCGTATGGTGTCTCAGGATCTAGTACCTGCTGCATAGCAAGGTAAAGACTAATGAAAGTTTTACCTGTACCAGCAGCACCGTGCAGAACTAAGTTCTTACCCTCAGCGTAGGATTCAAACACTTTCTCCTGATTTTCAGTGAGAGGTTCAATAGTTTTCAGATGATCTAGATTGATTGGTTTCTTCCTACGCATCTGCTTTGCAGTCAGATTTGTGTTAGGAGTCTTACGCTTACGGGCAGCAGGCATATCAGGTATAACGTGAAAGGTTTGCTCGGGGGTGTTCGGATTGGATCTTAGACATTACTTCTTTGAATCCATCGGATTGTTTGGGTTTACCATAGGTAGTGCCAGCGATTCCCGCTTGCCAGTCCTTGTCCCAGTCAGGGTTATCTTTTCTCCATTGATCATATGCTTTCATAGTCATGGAGAACTCTTGTTTCTCACCTGTGTTCTTATTTATTACGTTATATGTAGGCATTAGTTTTGAGGTAGAGGTGTAGTTGTGAGCACCGTGGCTGAGGGTTTGGATGCTTCAAAGATCTTCCTGGCCTCAGATGCACAAGCACCCTGGACATTTTCTTTCAGTCTTTTGTTACCTGTACTAGGCAACTTGTATGTAATCTGATAGGGATACTGTTTCATAATCATTAGTCAATCTTTAAACAAGGTTGGAGGTCATCTTCATAACTATGGCAGTCGCGATCGGTCTTAGAGACCCACCCAAGCGCCTCTGAGACGATAGGAAACTTGCACTTGAAGTGACGCTTGCAGAGTTCTGCAATGTCCATGTGCTCCTTCTGAGTACCGTTAGAGGTACGCAGATTGATGTAATGGATCCATGACCTGAGATTTCCTGTCATGTAAAGTTTAGTCCCTACCGCCAAAGGTAATACAAAACGAGCACACTCCTTTGCAATACCATCATCAAGCATATTTTGATATAGTTCCATACCATGCTTGAAGTGATCCTGCATGAGGATCTCATACTTCTGAATCAAGAATGGATCTACATCATCAATACTATTCTGACGATTCTTATCATCCTGACGACGCAACTCAGGCAAGGCAATCTTATCACCTAGTGCAGACGAGTCAGCATACCGTTGTGAAAACTC